GCGATTCATTGAGTATCCCCTGTACCCTCTTCTTTTTAAATAATATAATAATCTAGGTTTATTATTTTCTGCAAGAATTGGCATGCCATAAAAAACTAATGCCATTAAAACATCTTCAAAAAATATTTCTGCTGTTTGTGGCCTAGCAACGTACTCTAAAAAGAAATGTGTGCTAGGAACATCTTCATGCATATTAAACGCAGTCAACCCATGCAAAGCGCCATTAGACCCACCTCCATCAACTGTTCCGCTAATATCATAACTATCACACCCAAAACATCCAAAGTCTGGATTACCAGGAAATTTAATCCCGTTTTTAAATTCCACAACGTTTTGCATTGCAGCAGGTGGTATCCAAGATAGTTTAAACCGCCCGTGAGGATTGGGGTGCCACTCAACTGCTGTATCTTGCACGCCGCCTTTCCATTGAAAAGATCCTTTATTAATATAACCTTTTAATACAAGCTCTTCGTTATAATCTATTTGCTCATATATTTTTGTTAAATTAAATATAGACTCTTTTGTTTCATCTCTAAAAGCGTGTTGTTCTGTTTTTGGGAACTGCCTATAAAATTCATTTAACGCATCAGGGTTGTTTTTAAGCCCATCTGCTTCATTCTCCCAATGCTGGACAACTCCATCGTAGATAAACGTTCCGTCAATTGCTTCGATTTTTTCTTCTGGAGTATCGAATACAGGAAATCCATACTTATTAATAAATCCTTCGTAGTTCCATTCCATAGGTATGAACAAAGCATATAGTCCACTAGAAGTCTGCCCATTGCGATTTCTTTTTGTTTTTGTAAGATCTGAATCGTCATAAAGTTTTTTAAAATTTTCCCCACCTTTGTCTAAAGAATTTGAGGTAGATCCCATTAAACATTTACCAACAACTCTTGCGCCTAACCTTAAACAAGTTTTTGTAACACGCCAATTGTTTAATATATTATCGGGCTTATCCCATTTGCCAGATTCGTCGTGTACTAATAATTTTAACTTTTCACCGTCATATGAGTTATCGCCTGTATTTTTCCAATCTATAGTAGTATCTAACCCTTCTTCTGATTCTTCAGTTTTTACTTTAAAACTATTTCTAGTAAGTTTAGAAGCTGGTACTCTATAAGATAATTCTGTTTTAGGTTTATCCATTCCATCCTGTATCGGCTTAAAAAAGAATGGATAGTTTGATGATATTGGAACTACTTTATCAGTAAACATTTTTTTAGCATCTGCTCCTGATTTAGATAATATACCGAATCTTGAATCTCTTGATGCTGTAGCCAGGTTAACAGTTTCTGATGATGCCATGAAGCTAAACCCAGACCGTCTGTTTTTGAGGTAACACATTCCATAACATCTTTCGTCTGCCTTGCAAGCTTCCCAGAAATAAAAGAATAATTTGTTTGACTGTCTAAAGTCTGGAGCTCCAATATCGATTTTTGTCCAGTTAAGGTACATATAATGCGATCCTGTAATATAACACGGCTCCCCGTTGCACATGAACCAATAACCATCATTACGCCTATTAAACTCAGTGTCAATGTAATCGTAATACTCTTCTTTAATGTCATCAGGTAATGTTTTAAATTCATGTATAGATCTTATTTTTTTTAAAGAAGACGGCTTTTGTCTTCTTCTAAATACTTGTTGAGCTTTTTTAACATCGCTACCGTCTATATTTTTTTTTAATAACGGCAATGCTATTTTAAGACCTTGAATCTCATATATATCACCAATAGTACCATCTTTACTAATTACTACACAATCTAAGTCTTCATTATATCCGTAATTATATTTTTTATATCGGTTATTTTTTTTAACCTCTTTGGTGTTTATATGGTCTGTAATTAAATTATATAGCGTTTGTTTATACATTATTTAACTCGATTTTCAACCCCTAAAAATTTTATAGATTCTTTTTCTGTTTCTTTTTTAGTATCATGTACCTGTTCTATTTTATCTATTATTTTAAAAGAATCTTCAATTGCAGCCCACTTTGCTTGCGCAGCAATTTTTGCTTTTTCTGGGTCTAATTCTGCTAAATCAATTTTTTGCTTTATAACTTTTTCTAATTCAACTAAAGCTTTTTCAGCCGCTTCAATTACTTTTTTGCGTCTGTCCATATTTAATATTTATATCATTTGATTTAATTCTATACAATTTTTTGTTTTCAATATTAAATTCGTATTCAGATGCAGGCGTAAAGCCTACTACGTCGCCTTCGGCAACCCCTAATGACTTTAAATAGTCGTTGCTATACACAAGCTCTCCAACTAATTCTTTTTCGCTTAAAACGCTCCATTTAGAATCTTGTTTTATAGGTGCTACAAAGCAAAAATCTGGCAAAGCTTTCCACTTACCGTTTTGTTTATAGCCAAATATTTGATCGTGATAAACTGTATATGTATTGTCTGTTATAAAAGATCCTGAATTTCTTTCGTTACCTCGGGCATCAAACCATCTTCTAAAAACATTATGATGAATAATTACATCATCCCCGGATTGTATAGGGGTTTTTATGTTAATAGGTATACTAACTACCTTCCCAATTCTATTTACAAAATGAAAATCTCTTTCTGTAATTTCAGTATTTAGTATAAGTTCTTTTCCCTCTAAATTTTTTTTATTATTATAACGTTCTTTTGTAAATATAATATAATTGTATAAAGATCTCATTAATAATCTAAATTGTATTCAATTGAAACAGCCATGTTTTTATTAAATTGTTTCCACGGTAACTGCGCACCGTCTTTTTCAATATAGATTGAATAGCCTTCTGCTTTTTCTATAATATCACAAATTGTGTGACCGCCATAAACTTCTTGACCTACAGAATAATGCATTGCTTCGTTTTTATAATCTTGGCCAATAGATATTTTTCTAATTAACTTCATTAAATTTTTATTAATATGTCCAAATTGTTTTTTCAGGAGCACCTGGATAACCAATTCCTAAATGTATAAACCCTCTTTTTCTGCTAATACCTATTCTAGTAAAACCTGTTTCAATAGCTGCTTTAACTAGCCTAAATGTTTTTCCACCGCCATCACTTACAATATCAACAGCAGCTCCATATGAATGTTCACCAGGTTCTTTTTTTGCAGCTTCTATTGGGTGCTCAGGGCTTCGATAGCTTGACGTAATTTTAATTGGATAACCATAAATTTCACGCATTTTATCTAGCATAGACAAAAGCTTTTCATCCATCATTTCAAAATTACTAAATTCAGATTCATTAAAATATTTCATTTTATTTTTTTAATTTTTGTGTTATGCCAATTACAGTATATACAATAGTTAATAGTAATACTACTGTTTGTAACATTGGGTTTATATCTGGCAGAAAAGAAAAGGTTATTCCGCTTACGGAAATTCCGTATATTTTAAGGTCTTGCATTTTTTATTTATGTTTACTATTTCCAAATACTTTTTCTACTCCGCGCGATCCGAAATAACCTCCAATTACAATTGTAAGAAGACCGGTTATAGAATCTAAAGGGTAGCCCATATACCAGCCGGCTACGTAACTTACTGTTAAAAAAACTAAAGTTAAAGGACGGACATTTGCGGCAAGCCATGACCCTGAAGTTGCATCTGCAACCCAGCGCCTTGTTGTGCCATCTATTTCAGCTCTCTCAATATCTAATTTTTTAAGCGCAATTTTTTTATCGGCTTCTGACATATCAGAGCCACCAATTATAGCCTGTATTACAGACCCAACAGGTGTATCACCCGCTATTGAGCCAACGACGTTAGGAATTTTTTCTAATAAGAACTTCCCAACGCCGGTATCTTTAAAACGTTTTTTAGCCATATTTAATTTTATTTAAATGCCATATATAAATAGGTAGTCCCAGAAGCGTTTAAATCTGTCCAAGCACTACTAAAGTCTACTTCAAAAGTGGTAGCTGTAGTAGTAATAACCATCCCATCATAAGCTGTTCCAGTTGTGTCATATTCCACATTATTTAAATTTGCATATAACATTTTTGGAAAAGCTGTTGTGCTGCCCGCCCTTACAGCATCAAAAATATACCAACCTCCTGTACTAGAAGTTTTTTTAATAAGTACCCAAGACGGTCTAAATCCAACCGTTACAGAAGGGCCTGTTGTACTTGCATTCCCGGTATACGTTCCTATAGAACTATGTCCTGAAACTGAATGCCAACAATAAGCAATGTGGTTGTTTCCGCTATTGTTAATTGTACCATCATTACCTAATGTTATTACAGATGTAGTTGGCTCTGTATTATTAAATCTTGAGGATGTTGTAGTAAAAGCATCATTTAAATTTAAATATAGTAAACCTGTCGCCCCAGTTGCTGATGTATTTGAATAAACAGACCAGTGATAATTTCCTCCTTGGTCAATGTTTTTAAATATTACAAGATCGGGCTTAACTCCAAGTCCATGCCCAATACTTGCACCACTTGTGGCATTTCCTACATATTTTATTATACTAAATCCAGCAGCACGATTTACGCTAACTAAACTTGGAATAGTCCCGTCTGTATTTATAGAAGCTAAATTTCTATCATGATCTAAAGCTTTCCAATTCCATGATACAATTGAATCACTAGATTTATTAATTGAATTATCAGAACCTACTGAAAACCCATCTGCATCAAAAGATGTTAAATAATTTGCACTTGTAAGTTCTTGTGATGTTAAATTAGAATAAATAAATTTTTGTACACCTCTTACCGAATCACCTAAATTATTATTGTCAGCAGTATCTCTTGATTTTATCCAAGTAAAATCCGGTTTAAACCCGACTCCTGTTATAGACTGCGTACCACCATTTCCTGTATGTATTTTAGTTTTAAAACTATTAGCTTTGGTCGGTGCTGTAGTATCTGGATTTGCAGCTATAGCTAAAAATATATAATTGCCTGATGAATGATTATAACCTGAAAAAGTAGATTTTGGTTGAAATCCATTAGAATAGAATTCAGTTTTCCAATTAGCATCATCTGTTTCAATATTAGATAAATTAGCTAATAATCTTTTATCTTTTTCTTTATCAGTATCTCTTTTATTATCTATAATCATCCAATGTGATGCGTATGATGATGTCGCTCCTTTAACTAATATAAAAGCGGGCTCAAACCCTGTGTAAATAAAAGGACCATTAGTTGAACTGTTCCCAACATAAGAACCTATGCGTTGATAACCGTCTACATTTGCAAAACAATAAGCAATGTGCTCATTACCAGATGTATTTCTATAATCATTTTTAAATGTAGTGTTATTAACATTATAAATATCCGCTCCTGAAGAGGCTACCCCAGCACTAGTATTTAGTTTTAAATATTGTTGATTAGGACTTGACCAAAGATTATTAGTTATTACCATCCAGTCATTAGTTGCACCCAAATCTTTCATAATTACAAGCATTGAGGTACCAGTAGAGGCAAGGCCATGCCCAACAGTATCACCATTAGTACCCGAACCTGTCCACTTTACAATACTAAATCCAGATTCTTGTGATGCTCTTACTGTACTTTGTATAGTTCCATCATTATTAATTGTATTAGATGTGGCTGCTTTCCAGTTCCACGATACAAGATTATCGCTTGTTTTATTAATAATATTATTAGTATGTGAAGTTGCTCCAAGTGTAAACCCATTTGTATCAAAAGAAACAAAATTATTTAAAGTTGGATAGGTATTTTCAGCAACATTTTCATTTGAATAAATCGCTTTAGAAGTACCTGTTCCTCGGACTGAATCATACAAGGTGGGGCTATAGTTATTATTCCTACTTTTTATCCAAACCAAGTCAGGCTGAAACCCAACTCCTGTTATAGACTGTGTACCACTATTTCCAGTATATAGTTTTGTATTAAAATAACTTTCAGGTGCAGTTATAGTATTAGCACATTGCACTTCATTATAAAGTTTTGTAACTTCTGAAGCACTAATTGCTTTATTAAATATTCTAATCTGATCAAGTTTTCCATCATAAGCAGAATTATTATATGTTTGATAACCACCAATAATTAATGAGTATGTTACATTTGTATTATTTATAGTGCTAGTACTTGTAGTTTTTAAAGTATTATCTATATATATTTTTTTTTCGTTGTTAGATATATTTTGTGTAACAACCACATGATGCCATTGGTTAGCACTTAAACCAGAAGCAATAACATTTAATCTACTTGAACCATCACATATTGCCCATGTTAAATCTCCATCATTTGGATGACCTGTATATAGCCCAAATCCAATCGCACTAGAATAGTTATCAGAAGTGCCCATTAAAATATCTGCGTCGCTAGTTACGTCTCTAGGATTCATCCAAAAACTTATTGAATAATTATTATAAGTAGGAAGATTACTTGTTATTATTTTTGATCTGCTAGAACTATTTAAACCGTTAAAATTACCAGCAAAACCATATTTACCTTGAACATTAAAATCTACATTTGTAACCGTTCCATCATAAGAACCAGTTTCATCTGTAGCATCAGCCATTTTATAATATGCTATAGTAGATGGGTTTGTTATAGTACCTAGTGCTGCTGTGGTTGTAGTCTCATTATAAAGATTATTTATTTCACCCGGACTTAACGCTTTGCTAAATATTCTTGCTTGATCTATTTCTCCGATATAACCATAATTTCCACCAAAATATCCGCCAAAATAATATTCTGTATCTGAAAAATCATTAGTTAATCCCTGAGCAGTATAAGTTCCTAAAGAACTACCATTTAAAAATAATTCCCAAGCAACACCATAATTTCTTGTTAAAACTACGTGGTTCCATTGATTCGCAGTTAAAGTTCCTGTATTAAATATATTATAATAGCTGCCGCTAATTGATCCAACCCAAGGGCGTAATGTATAACCATATATATAAAAAGCAAGTCCCGTACCACCAATACTACTATCGTAACCTTTTTGATAGAAAGGTATATAATAATTACTAGCAGATAATCCGGAGCTAGGCTTTAACCACATAGAAATAGAAAAAGAATTAGTCCATGGGAGAGCCGAAGAAACAGTTATTAATCCATTAGTATTAAACACAGCAGATTTATCAAATTTACCTGCAGCATAGGTTACATTAGATGCAGTACCACTATAATCATATGCTACATCTGATGTAGCTACTCCGTCATAATTATTAGATAAATCATCTGCGTTTCCTTCAAAAGTATATGTTGCAATGCAGCTTGTGTCACCTAAAATTTGTAATGTGTTAACGGTAGAAGATGTTTCGGCATAAAGAGTATTTACTTCCGCTTGAGTTATTGGCTTATTGAATACTCGAAATTGATCTATTTTACCTTTAAATTGATAAAGATGACTATTTGCCGCGTAATAAGCGCCTATACAATTTTTACTATTAGCTTGACTCCCATTTGTATAAGCAGCAGTTTCTCCTGTTTGAGTTATAACAGCAGTGCCATTTAAATATACTACAAGCCCTGCTGTAGATGATTTAGATACAGCTAAATGATACCATGACCCGGCAGAAAATAAATTATTTGCTGAATAACGGTTAGTAGATCCACCTCCATAAAATCTAATATTTCCAATATTACCGTTATTAAACATAATGAAATACCTCGGAGTAAGGTTAGTATTATAAGCAAGAATCGTTTGATTATCACCCGAAGCCATTGTATCAATGTAAAACCACATGGATAAAGAAAAATCATTTGATTTAGCAAATGCCGCATTTGATGATAAATCTATCCTTGTAGTAAGAGCTGATGTAAAAATTGCTCCTTTACCAAATTTACCAGTACTAGATGCAGTATCATTAGCATTATCTTCAAATCTGTAAAGAGCAACGGAATCTGTTGTACCTCCATCTAATATCTGTGCAGTATCTGTAGTACAAGCTACGCCTCCGGTGTTAATAATTTTTTTGCCTAACATTTATTCAGTAAGAGTATATGTAAATTTTATTATACTTTCTGTATTACTTAAAGCGTTTACTTGTGCTTCTATTATATCAACTTTATCTCTAATAGATTTTCTGGATGCTAATATAGAATCAGGTATAGCTGTACCTAATTCAGATTTTCTACTAGCATACCAATCAGTTGGCAATAGCATATTATTAGCTTTATTTTTTAATTCAGAAATAATATTTGCTTTTAATTCGTTTTGATCATATACAGATCTTGTTTCTTCTGTTTTATTACCTTCTTCATCTTCTACCTCAACTGTATACGTTGCATCAAAATCAATATTATTTACAGTGTATGTAAATACTTTATTATCAGCATCCCAAAATATTTCAGATAAATTTTGTGTAAGAGAATCATGCGAAGGCACTACCACATCATAAAAGCCATAATCTTCTTTATTAGGGATTTTTCTAAAATTTATATGATAGCCCTTATCGTCATTCCATTCGTTTGGAAGTCTATTAAAAGTTTGTATTGCTCCGTTTCTTTCTATTGCTATCATTATTATGCTTCTTTTGAAATTGATAACCAATATTGTCCTGCTGCTGTTTTAACAACTTGTATTAAGTTTGCAACAGAACCATCATATGTACCTGTTATTATTTTAGTTCCCGAAGGCCACGTAATTGCATAGTCACCAGTTAAAACAAGATCTTTTACCATGCCTATTTCATCATTTGCATAGGTAAACGTTGTAGCCTCACTAAGTGTTTTTGTAAATACTTGTGCTACATCCCAATCTATTGCTGTTCCTGACAATGCAGAAGATGCTGTAAATTCTACCCCTAATTTATCATAAGAAACAGAATCGTCTGATAATACGTTGCTTGTTACTTTTGTTATTGCCATTTTTAATTTATTTGTATATTTCCAGTACCTGCTGTAAGTGTTGTTACTTTATCACTTCCAACTGTAGCGGTTGTTCCGGTTAGACCAGAACCTATAGTTATAGTTTTAGTATTGGAATATCTTAGTATAACAACACCTGAACCGCCAAGACCCCCTTGTGCAGTACCTGACATAGCACCACTACCACCACCTCCACCAGTATTAGCAGTTCCACTATTCATAGTAAAGCTAGATGTTCCAGCACCACCACCACCTGCTCCACCGCCACCAGGGCTACTATTTGCACCAGCACCACCACCACCTGCTCTTGTTACAGATGAACCTGTTATTGTAGATGCAACTCCTGCACCTCCAGAACCGGTTCCAGCGCTACTTCCACCGCCTCCACCGGCACCACCACCACCACCACCGCGGTAGTTTCCATAGTCGGCTCCAGCCCCACCCGCATAACCTTGATTAGCGGTACCATTACCAGCAACATATCCTCCTACACTGTAAGATCCGCCCCCGCCGCCAGATCCACCGTCTTGTCCAGGCCCACTAGTGGCTCTAGCGCCACCGGCACCGCCTCCAAGTGAAGTTATAGTAGCAAAAACTGAATCATTACCATTTGTTCCTCTATTATAATTTGCACTTGTTCCAAGATTTGATGTTCCTCCTGCGCCTACAGTTACAGTATAATTTGTTCCTCCGTTTAAAGTTAGTTCTGTTTCGGAAGATCCACCTCCACCGGAAGCTTCGCTGTTATATGAAGCTCTATATCCTCCGGCACCACCCCCACCACCGTTATATAAAGTCCCACCACCACCACCGGCTATAACTAAATAATTTACAACAGCTACATCCGCAGCTATATTATTGCCCGTCCATCCTTGAGTAGCATCTTGATATACTAATCTTACAAGAGCATTTTCTGTATTACATACTTTATCAGCTGTTCCGCCTTGTATTTTTTCACTGCCATTGGCAGTAATAGTTATTTTATTTGTATCAAATGTTCTGGCATAATCTTGCAATATTATTTCTTCTCCCACTACACCCGCTGGTAAAGTTACAGTAATAGCACCCGATGTAGTATTAACAAAATAACCCTTGCCGGCATCGGCAGTAAAACTAGAAGTTTGTATAGTGGACTGCCAGTCAGTACCTAAACCTCCATCTATTAATTCAGATTTTACTTTAGTTTGTGCCATATTAAGTTATTTCGTCCCAAGACGTAGTGTCTTCGTTCCATGTGTATCGTTTATCACCCGATGGAAGCTCCACAGGAGGCTCCCATATACACTTATCGTTATTTAGTACCCAGCTAGCATAAGGCTGAGGAGGTATAAAAGCATCTTTTGCAGCGTCATATGTATATCCTATACCAGCATAATTTTTTCTAAATGGTGTGCCACCTAGTTTATGTTCTCCCGCAAATGTATTATAAGAGGTTCTTTTACAAACTTGTTCACGTATGTTGCCATAATGTATTTCCCAGTTTGTAGGGCCTTCTGTTTCATCTTTACCTGTTATTACTTCGGTAACAACGTTTTGCATGTTTAAAAAAGCGTAATGTGCCATATTAGTTAAATTGTACATTTCCAGTCCCTGCTGTAAATGTTGTTACTTTATGTGTAGTTCCTAGATTAGCAGTAGAACTTGTTAAACCAGATCCTACTGTAATTGTTAAAGCGGCTGGGTATTTTAATATTACTATACCGGATTCACCTGTGCGGACGGAATGATCTCCCCCGTCTCCAGAATTAGCACCACCAGCTGCATTCGCACCAGCAACACCGCGACTACCGCCCCATCCTCTATCGCCACCGCCACCAGCGGAATAATATACATTAGAGCCTGTAATAGTTGCAACTTTTGCCGGACCTCCATCTGTTCCGTTAGTATTACCAGTTTGATCAACACCTGCGCCTCCTGCTCCACCACCTCCGGCAGCACCAGATGAAGACCCTCCGGTTGCATCACCACCTTTATATCCGTGTACAACAGGTGATGTTAAAGCAGCACCTCCTAATCCGACGTTTCCAGTACTTCTATAACCAGAACCACCACCAGAGCCTCCAGTTAAACCGCCGCCGCTGCCACCAGCACCACCACCACCACCACCTTTAGAGGTTATAGTAGAAAAAACAGAATCAGCACCTGTGCCTCCGGTTGAGTTGTAACCCCCGGCTGCACCGCCCCCGCCTACAGTTACGGTATAATTAGTTGCTAAAACTATTTGTAATTTTGTATCAGAACCATAATAAACTTCTCCACCTCTTCCGTCTGTTGAAGATCTAAAACCTCCACCACCACCACCACCGTGATAGTAATAAACGCCGGAGAAAGTATTATATCCTTTACCCCCGCCGCCTGCGACAACTAAAAAATCAATACCCAAATCTACTACTGTTACAATATTGTCAGCAGTCCAGCCTTTAGTATCATTTTGATATATTAATCTTACAGTAGCGCTTTCTGTAATACATTTATGATTATCCGTAGTCCCTAATATTTTTTGAGTACCATTAGCATCAAATGTAATTTGATTAGTATCAAAGGTGGTTGCATAATCTGTAAAATGTATTTCATCTCCAACGCTTCCTGCGGGCAGACTAACAGTTACAGCCCCTGATGTAGTATCAACAAAATAGCCTTCACCTGCAGTTGCTGTAAAATTAGACGTTTTAATAGCCGATTGCCATTCTGTTCCCGTTCCTAATGTTACCGCTCCAGTTAAGCCATTAAGAGAGGTTACACCTTGATTACCAACTGTTATAGTACTAAAAGCCATAACCTCAATAGTATAGCCGTTTTGTGGTGCTGTACTAAAAGTTAGGGTTGTGCCCGATATACTATAAGTTGATTTTTCTTGGTAAACACCCTGTATGAATACGAAGGTTTTGGCTTCATCGTCAATTGTTTGTGATAATGTAAATGCTGTTGTAGATCCATTACCTGTAAAATTATTTTGATTTAAAGACGAAGCGTTTACTGCTTTTATATGAACAACCTCTATAGCAGTACCGTTCGGTGGAGCGGTGGAGAACGTTAATGTACTGCCAGAAGTTGAATAGTTATTTTTACTTTGATATACACCATCTAAATATACTTGTGTAGCATTTTCATTACTAATTGACATAGTAAGTACATATGCTGTAGTTGAGCCGTTACCAGTAAAACTATCTCTTGCAATAACTCCTGATGTAGATACCATATGTATAAGTTCTACAGATGTACTATTACCAGGAGCAGTAGACATTGTTACAGTACTGCCACTTGTTGTATAATTATCTTTAGATTGATAAACACCGTCTATATATACTTGGACATTATTTTCATTAGCAATAGCTGTTGTTGTATCAAATGTAACATCTGAGCCATCGCCTGTATATACATTTTTTTCTATAGTAACAGTACCACCACTACTACCACCTGTTATATTAATTGTTTTGGTGGCGCCGGTACCAGAAGCTGTAACAGCATCTCCTGTAAAGTTTAAAGTTGTACCTAGTGTAGATAATGAACTACCTTCTTCTTGTATTGTTATACCAGAAGTTCCACCTGGTATTGTGATTGTTTTTTCAGCACCTGTACCAGAAGCTGTAACACCTGTTCCCGCAAACTTTAATGTAGTAGCAGCGGTACTAAGGGTTGTGCTTTCGTCTTTAACAGTTAATGTACTGCCAACTGCACCTGGCTCAAATTTACTACCGTCCCACACAAGTGCTTGACCTGAAGACGGGGCGCTTGTCGTAATATCTACGTCAGACAATGCATTTATCGAAGCGGCGGCTATCCTGCCATCTGCTCTTGCATTTGTAAAATATAGATTGGATGATCCTTCAGTTAAATTATCTGTAGTAAACCCTGTTAGGTTTCTTGTATTAAATACAGACTTCCAGCCCATATTAGCGTGGGCAGAACATTGATAATATAATGTAGTAGGTGTTGACTCTGTAGGAATAATTTGTGTATACGCACCGCTTTGACCTGGAGTTCCATTTGTAGTTACACCTGATGAGTATGTTCCTCCTGTTTTATCTTCATTATAATAAAAAAGTAATGGATGAGTCCCGTTACTTGAATCTGACTGATCAAACTTATAAGTATTTCCTACAGCAAAAGTTAGTTCAGGTGATTCTACACCGTCTATAGAGTACCCTAAAGTACTACCAACACCGTGAGTTGGGTGTGCTGCTGTTTTAGTTACAACAGTAACGGCCATAGTTTTTACAGTGTTACTATGCTTTGTTACTATTTTAGAATCTATTATTAAATCGTGATCTAACTCCAGTTTAGCTGAAGCTAAATCACCTATAGTTATTGGAAACTGATAGAATGTTGAGCCATCATTTGTAAACTCCCATTTATCGGTATTTTCGTTAAATTGTAATTTTACATTAGTTGAGTCTCCTCTTTCTATTTCAATACCCGATCTTAAAGAAGCGGCAGGAGTGCCTGTTTGCCCGCTATTAAGAATCATTATATTATCCTCAATAGTTAGGTTAGCGGTATTAATTGTAGTGGTAGTTCCAGAAACAATTAAATTACCTGTTATAGTTACATTGTTAGCAAATACTTCCGCTTGGTCTTTTCTTGCAAACTTAGGATCTGCATAATCAAACACATGATCGCCAGTTACGAGACTAGTGCTCCCATCTGCTACAGCAGCTGTAGTTAAACTAGCTGCTATTGTTAGTGTGCTTGAATTAGGTGTAAGCGTAATATTATTACCTGCTTCAAGCGTTACATTATCTGTTGTTGAATCACTTCCGGATAAACGAATTATTGCATCGTCTCCACTGTCGTGAACAGAAAGATCGTATGTTGTATTTGTATTTGTTGGTATTGTTATACTATCAGTCCCGTCAGTTATAACATTAGTACTTGTATTGACATCAATACCTGAAAGCTTAGTTCTTTCAGCGGTAGAAAGCCCTATAAAAGTAGCGTGGGTAGACGTTATTAAATTTCTTTCTGCACTACTGATTATAGCGCCAGAACCCGTGCTTGTTACATCTTGTAATTCCGTAACATTATGTATTCCTAAATTTGTTACATCAGTTGGCTTATTTGATAGTGTAGTATAATCATGAGCTATATTAACTTCAGCCCCAGTTGCAATGCCATTTAATTTAGTAAGTAAAGCATCTGTAAAATCATTTGCTGATAAACCTTTACCTGTTACAGACGGTTCTTTGGCGTCAAGTGCTGCTTGTAAGCCAGATATATTACTAATACCTAAACTATCCAATGTACTCTTATTGGTTTTTATAAAGTCAACAACCTCTTGTATTGTATCAAGATTTGTGTCATCACTTGTAAGTAAAGTATTTATTCCGTCTATTAAACCTTTTAATACTAATCCCTGATTTGCAGAAAGAGGTACATCTGTTGTATTTGTAGTTAAATTATTTACAACATCTCCATGTATAAGGCCGTTGTTTGTAAAGTTTGTTAAACTTGTTCTTTCTGCCGTT